AGGGCCTATAGCTGAAGCCGTGGGGTCTTACTCGGCCAGGCACACCACCACATACTTACCGTGGGGATTTTCACGGCAGTGGAGAGGTTAGGGTCTTCTCAGCGTGACAGGTTGGTCATGTTCGAGAGGGTAGTCACGCGATAGGCGCCGAAGAGACGAGTGTGACGGAGTCACATCCCACAAACTTCACTGTGTAGTCACCAGGCTGAGCGCGTGTGAGCTCTATCTGGACGAGGTTGCCACCGGGACCACCCAAGGTGGCCAAGTCAACCCTGGTAGGTCCCTCTAGCCACACTTTTGGCGTGGCGCTTAAGGCGGTCAGGGCAACAGTGAGACTGGCCTGGGCGGCGAAAGTGAGCTTGTCGTTAACCAGGATCTGGCGAGTGAAGAACCCAGCAGATGGGAGGCGGGCCTCTACAGCTGAGGGGTTGACTTGTGGTGTCTGGAAGTCGATCACCCAGTCGACATAGAGGGAGCCGCACTCCATGTCAGCGGTGAGAGGCTTACCATTCATGTCCAGGGCTTGAGAGACCTGGATGAAGTAAACCACTCCTTGCTGGTTGAAGCGGGGATTCTCCTTGACTGGGCCAGTATAGTAGAGCTGGTTGTCTGATCGCTTAGCCAAGTGAATGACCTTGGCTGAGTTGAAGTTCCACTGCTGTGAACCAGTCTGTGCAGTGGCCTGTCTCAGCAGGGCATCGGCGTCCTTGATCGCTGTGGGATCGTCCTGTGGGTCCGTGTCCTGGTACACCATCACCTGGCAAGCCAGAGTGTTGGGCACTGAGGGGACGTAACGGACGCGGAATTGTCTGAAGACGTATCGCTCCCACAGGTCGGACATTTGGGTCAGACGGGTGCCGGGAAATGACGATGGGCTCACGGATAAGACCTTCCGGACTTTCGCGGCTGCATCGGCAGGGTTGCCGGCCACACTCACTACACCAAGGTAGTCGCTTCCGACTACTCGTGTCATTCCGTTGTGCATTTGTCGCATGTTGGAGTTGGACTCCAAGAGGGGGACAGGCCCTCCACCCTGCTGGATGCGGGGTGCATTCTGCACTTTGGGGCGGCGCGGAGCACGGGGTTTGCGCTGGGGTTTGGGCTGGGTCTTGCGGCCAGCATTGGCTCGGCGGTTGGAACCAGTCATTCTTGCAACAGTCACAGGCGAGGGGTCTGTGCCAACAAGAAAGAATGAGTGCGAGAACTCACGAATCGACCTAAAGGTCTACGACTGGGGTCTAAGGTACCGCCGGAAGACCAACGCCAGCATTTAACCCTGGTAGATAGTTACGGAGTCTGTGTCCACTAAGTGGTCCTCCACACTCAGTGGTGATATCTCCGTAATGCCATACCGCCATGTAGCCAATTGCGCTTCCCATGCGACTTGCAGTTTGGGGTCCCAGCCGCACACGTTGCTTATAGCAGCCCGACAGCAGGCGCTAGGGCTCATGAACGTGTTGTGCATTCCTCGTATAGTGCGGTCCCTGTCATATCTACTCATAGCATGAAGGCGCCTCCTCATCAAGCGGTCTGAAACTTGTGGTGAGAGGTGGCGTATCAGAGCATCACACATAGTACCAATGATTGGAGTGTGAGCGTCTGTAGCAAAGTAGGACAGGGCCTTGGCGAGGAGCAGGGACCTGGGTTCGCCTTGTTTAAAGGTTATGTGGAACTTGGACAAGGCGCGCGGCAAGTCGCAGAACTCGCGGTGACATTCCTCACAGGTGTGTCTGCCGCAAAAGTTCGCGTGCTCGTGAGACGGTGGCCGGACTACCTTGAGTTTGAAGCCTAGGAAGGCCGCGAATGCCAGGTAGTCACAGATCTGTTGAGTAACGGCTGAGTCACAGTGGATGATACCATCATCTCCCTCATGAAAGCTGACCCACGTGCTTGGGTCCATGTTCCGCAGGCTTGCCCATATCACAAAACGGTTAAGCACGCCGTTTGCAATTGATGTGTGGGCATCGCCTGACGCTCTGGTTCCTGCCACTGAATACAGGACTCCCAGACTGCTAGCACCCGTCATGACGGGGAGCAGGTCCAGGCACTCATCCAATGCTGGGTAGAGGCCTTCGGGGAAAGCGCGTCGGAACATGCTGCGTTCGACGGTTTTGACGAAGTCAGCTGAAACTGTCATGTCAAAACGGGAGAAGTCGGTTTCGATGACACTGTGTCGCCAGTATTGTGAAATATATTGACCCCTCTCCTCGGGGTTTTTGCCCTTGACTAGGTAATCACAACACTTGGCCTGTTTCTCAATAGCGGCCACAAAGGGACCCAAGACGGAAAGAAACTTCAGTTGTCTCGGACTGATGTTTCGAGGATCTGTGCCTGATGTGGAAGTCTCCGTCTTAATGAACACGGCCATTATGGCATCCTTTGACTCAAGGCCGTGTCGATAGGCTTCCTCACGCGCGTCGCGTAGCTGCTGGCGACGCGCGTTAGGAAACCGCTCCAACCACTCCTCAAACGGTAAGGGTTCGAGGGCGGTCAACCACTGGTTCTCTCTGAGTTTCCAGAACTCGTGTACGAGCGACGTCAGGTTGCACCTGAAGAACGGGTGGTTGAGTCTGTCTGTCCGACACGTCACAGGTCCCAGCAGGCAACTGGAACTGTCGTGTAGGTCCGCGGAAGTTGGCGCGGTTGGCCAGGGGAGCATGGGATCCTGCACTTTTCTTCTTCTGGCTATGTCCACCACTTCCTCGACCCAATCGTCTGGCATCAGACTTAGGGGCACTAGGTAAATTGGTGGAATCCCGAGAAACGGCTGAGCAGCGACAGGCGGGATTTTTCCAGTAGAAGCAACGAGGTCTCCCATTTGCTTTATCAGCGACCTTTCCGGTGTAGGAACACTTGGGCAGTGATGGAACGGCCGGGGCTTTGGCTGATCCTCCATCACTAGGTCCGGGTGAGGTTTTGGTACTACTGCTAGTACTCGCTTCTCTATCCCCGCAAGCTGATTGTCCCTGGTTAGGGCAGGCAGTGGAGCTAGGTTGTCTAGGAGGGGCGGCAACAAGTGTCGCCCCTGGGTTTCGAAAGGGCTGCTTGACCCTGAGTCCGTTTTGTGCGTCAACCAGCTTGGCACACACCTGGTCCCAATGGACCTCATAGGTGGGCACCCTCACTGTCTTCCAAGCCCAGGATGTGACAAGGCGGGGGCCTTGCTTCCAGATGAGCTTTCGGAGGTTGGTGAGCACGCGGACAAGAATCAGGTGCCAACTGTCAGGTAGGCGGGTAGTCAGGGCTACATACCACCCCATAAGGGGTCGTAGGAGAGCACCGTACGACTGTGGGTCACCGACAACGGATCGTCGGTAACACAGTGCCATTCTGTCAGCCAACATGACGCACAATTGCTGTGCGTGGAGCAGAGCAGTCTCTGGGACTTTGTCTGCAGTAAACCTGCCCCTGAGCACGGAGTGCAGGTTTGGCAGCCATTTCTCATCCCTAGCCAAAACGCACATTTGGAAAGCGGTGCGGACAACGGTAGTGGCAGGGACGTAGAGGGTCTCGGAGCTGCTTGTCGTCACAACGTATTGCTCACGATCAAGCACAGCAGTGGCTCCGTCAGCTAGGTCAAGCGTGTCAAGACGGCCTGATGAGCTGGAGAGAGTGTTGTCGGTTGTGGGGTTGAAGTTCCCGCTCAACGGAATACACCAGAGTACGATGGTATGATGCTCGTCATACACGCGTTGGTAAGCAAAGGCTCCGTCGTGAGTCACGACGGTTCCCTCGGTACCCCAACTGTGAAAACCGTGCACGTAAGTACTACCACCACGAGTCTCCATGCGGATGAAGTCACCAACTCGTTCAACGGTTGCTTCGCCGTCGAACCAGGATTCAACACCGAGGACTCGAGCAAAGTCATGGGTGATGATGAAAG